TTTATAGTTTCAATAACTTCAACTTTGATATCCGATGGATTAAATCTTCTATCAGCATTAACTATAAATTTAACTCCAAAGTTAGCATAGTATCCAGAAAATACAGAACTATTTAATTCGAATCCAAAATCTAAAGCATCATTTATCATTCTATACTGATTTAAATAATGCATTATATTTTGTAATACCAATGTTGGTGTCTGAACTAATTGTTTGTTTTGATTATAAGAAAGTGAACTCACGAATAACCCACCTTGGTCATCAATTCTCTCCACATAACATTTAGCAATATTACCAAACTTTGCTGGCAAATTTAATATTCTGGCTTGATAATCCTCACGAGTAACACATCTCAATTGTGAAGCAAAAAACGCATTAGCATTATTACGAATTTCATCTACTGTTTGACCATCAGTTCCTCCTGTTGCTGGATCGTCATTTGTAATTGTAATATCTTCAGTTGAATTTAATACATTAGTTAATTCACCCACTTGTGCATTAGAAGTAGCACCACCACCAACTCTATACCTTATAGTTAATACCGTATTAGATGGAGTTTCACCTAAGTTTATATTATTAGTTGATATTAAATTATTAAGAGTAGCATTTATTGATTCTACAGCTTGTCCATTTAGTGTTAAACCAGCTTGTTCTAATGTTGAGAATATACTTGTACCTGATGAACCAGTTACATTAAACTTATACAACCCATTACCAAACATTAATTTGGTAGTGTTAGTATCTGTATCAAATTTCTCTACGAATTTTTTATTTGTATTTATATAATCCAATGTATATGGAATTGATATTTGTGAAAGGCCTGTATCAGCATCACCTTGGTCATAAGCAGTATCCCTTGTTCCATCATTATTATAATGAGTTTCTTTTAATATTTTTTCTTGTGCTAGAAAATCTACCTCATACCATTTATGCCCAGCACTATCTGTACAATCTATTATTTCTATTACATCGGATTCATCTAAATCCAATTCTAAAAATTTAGTCGGACTTGTTATTGTAAACGATTTAGTTTTGGTTTCACCCGATACAGCTCTTACATATCTTGTTAAGGTATAACCATTTGCTAAACCATTCTCATCTAATGTAGGTGCACTAATTGGTGGAACATCTGGAGATCCTGATATACTAAAATCTATTTCACCTGTAGTTTCAAATATTAATTCAGAATCAACATTGGATGATATTTGTAATCCTTTTGGTATTAAAGGTAAGTTACTTAAATCAGGATCCTTATCATCACCTGCTACACCTACAGCATGTGTAACTTTTAATCTAACTACTGATGGTGTTGAGTTTGGTGTTTTGTATCCAAGAAATTCAGCTAATCTTCGTACATTTCTTTTTTCAGTAGCAGTTGCCAGTACATTCTCTTTGTAATTATAATCAATATAATAACTTAATACATCACCGACATAACTTGTTAATTCAATCAACATCATACCAGGAGATGTTTCATTAAAATCTTTATATGTGTTTGGAAAATAAGACTTAGTATATTCAATTAAGTCAGCTTTGATTGTAGAAAAATCTTTACTTGTGTAATTTATATTACTTGGTATATATTTTTGTTTATCCGAATATGCCATATTTTTACTCCAAAATAATACCTACTGATTCCAAGGTTTCAGGTGCTCTTGATAATGAAAATACTATATCAATCTTTATTTTATTTCTATCTTGATTTTCAGAATCAATGTTTATGTTTATTTCCTTTAAGTCAACAAAAGGCAACCAAGTCTGAAATACATCGACAATATTATTTTCTATCTCTATTTTAGTATTTTCATTTATCTGTTCAAATACAAATCGCCTTAATCCCATCCCCAACCGAGGTTGAAAAACTCTTTCACCTTGTTGAGTTTGTAATAATAATTCTATATTATTTTTTATTGAATCAATTGTAGATTTAGTTGTTTTAAAATACCCATCTTCATTTGGTATTCGCGCAAATGGAAAATCAATTCCAACACTTACTCGTGTGTCGGTATCTTCAATAAATTGTCTTGTTCTATTATTTGGTATTGCCATTTAATTATTCTTCGCCTGTATATTCATCCACATAGGAAACTTCTCTTAATTTTACTTCACTCTTCAACGATTCTGGTTTACCACCAGCATTTGGATTACCCACACCTTGTCCTTGTTCATCCATCTCTACAGTAATCATTGGTATTGGTATAGGTGGGATGGAATGAGGTGCTGGAGGACCAGCTGTCATCATTCCACCCGCTGTTGTAGCTTTACCTGTACTGGCATTTAATTTAGTTACTCTGAATGTTTGTTCTGTCATAAATTTTGCTATAGCAACTTCTAAAGCCGTAGCCAACTTATCTAATTTACCACCATCATTAAATTTATAATTCTGACCAGGATTATCAGGCTCTACATTTGCTTTTAAAGCATTATATATGTCTGTTTTAAGCCCCACTCTTAAACCTCGCCTTCTCTTCTACCTTATCCATTACCTCTGTATAATTTTTATTAAAAGCTTCTTGTAAGTGTTCAGGTAAATTACTTGTCTTATCTTGTACTGATTCTACAGGTACAGTTTCTTGTTCTATTTTTTTCCAATCATCATTACTAGCAGTTTCTGCTAATATTTCATTCAACACAGAATTTCCTGCACTCGGAACTGGAACTTTAGGTGATTTTTTTGTCTCTTTAACTTGAGTCGTATTTGGTCTAGCACTAAGTAGATCAGTACTATTACTACTATCTATAACTTCATTCAACTTTTTCTCAAGTCGGCTAAACTTATAATCCAGTTCTTCTCTTATAACTTCTCTTATTAACTTTTTAAATAACGATAACTTCATTTTTTACTCCGTTGTTTTCTGATTGTTAGAATTTTTTTCTATATAATGATGTGTACTCAAAAAATTTATTGATTTTGTATTAGGGTTTTCTTTAATAGATTCCCCTTCCGGTATCATATCATTTAATTTGTCTATCACAGTTTGGATTTCTGGATACATTGGTGCTGAATTTTCATCAACAAATGGTATCGGAACTCCTTGAACTAATGCCCTTGACTTTTGTAATATATTCATAATCTCCAGTAATATTAATCTTAACTCATTACCTAATACTATAGGTTCTGTTTTAGATTTTGCTTCCTCTCCTAAATAAATATTAGAAGAATTAATTACTGAAAAACCTATTGTATTTAGCACAAAATTTTCACCAACACCAATATTAACATTTCTATATGCAGAGATATTCAGATCATTTCTTCTAGCATCAAAGGTAATCTTATCTGAAAATAAAATTACTTGGTCATAAGTTGAATCATCAGTTAATTGACCATAAGAATTATTTTCGTCAACTATATTAATTGGATTCCAAGGACGAGTCTCTTCAGCAGATTTATATTCATCAAGTCTTTCATTATATGATAACTCATTTATGCCAAGTATATTTTGCTGAACTGTTCCAATGGAAAGCATTCCCAATACAGAACCAAATTTATTTATTTTTTTATCTACATCATCTCTAACACCAGTTTTTTCATGATGTTCATTATTTCTAATAAAGATGTATGGTCGTGTATCTCTTGAACCTAAATTTATTACATTATTATGCCTACCCTCTATCGTAACATCACTAAAATATTGTTTATTTGCTACAACAGAATCATACTCCATTCCACCCTTAGCATATAAATTATCGAGTGGAGAAAATAATTTAGCAAATGGTTTTTCATCAGTAGCAACATATCCTTTTGGTAAACCATCTGTATCTATTCCAACTTCTGATACTTTAGTATACTGTACTGTATCAGATGCTAGAGATGGTAAGTTGTGAGTATTTATTGGTCCAAGATAATAATTTCTGTCTTGTATGCTAGTTATCAAAACAATTTCCCCAGCAAGTATGGAATCTGAAAACCCTCTGAATAATGGTTGAGCTAATAAGAATGGCATTTGATCTTCCAAATCGGTATCAGCATCTTGTATATCAATAAAAGCTATACAATTATTCATACCACCTTTTGGCATATCACCTTTTAAATGTGCGGTATCAGCATCAAGTGTAATTGAATCACTAAGTACTCTCTTAACTTTACCCTTTCTAAATGCCAGACCATTTAATGGTAAGACATCATCAATTGATCCTCCTGGCTGAAATTGATTCAGATTACTCACTTGTGTATTTATCTCTTATCTTACCAATATCAATCTCATCAGATTTTTTTTGTAGAGTAATAGCTGCATCTTCTAAAGAAGCCATCAGTTCTTCTTTTTCTTCGTCACTTAATAAACCAATATCACTATCATCAATGGTTTGGTGTTTGCTCATTATTCTCTGTATAACAGTAGCTAACTTCAGAAGATTATCATCGTTCTTAACTGCTACATCAAATAGTTCTTTTAAGACAGGACCAACAATTGCTATATCTTCTATCCCTTGAATGTAACCATGTACTTCTTGGATTAGAAGATCTATCTGAGTTTTCTTGAGTTTATTATTCTCGTATATCTCTCTGGATAAATCAGAAAAGTTCTTATCGTCAAATATGTTAAAATCTTTTTCCATAACATTCTAATAATAAATATAGAATGAAATAAAAGTTATAGAGATCCAGTGTTTATTAAATTGTCTATATGTCCTCTACTAAGAACTTCTTCTTGTATTTTGGGGTATATTTTACGAAATACATTAGAGACTTGAGTTATTTTCGATGTTTTAACATCTGTCATCTCTCTAATCATTATATATAAAGCTTTTTTATTGAAGTTATCAATGTTATCTTTGTTCTTACACAAATACAATATTGATTCGGCAACATCTTTATCTTGTTTCTTTGGGAACA